TGCTTAACACAGCGATACAAAGACCAGGAGAAAGAGTAACAGCAGAAGAGATAAGATATATGGCGCAGGAATTAGATGCTGGTATTTCTGGTTTATATTCCATACTTAGCCGAGAACTACAGCTACCACTTGTTAGGCGACTAATACACATACTACGTAGAAAGCGTAAGTTACCTGACTTTCCGAGAAGCGAAGTGACAGGAGAGCCGCTGATAAAAGAGAAGGCGGTTACAGGTATAGAAGCTATAGGTCGTGGCGATGATCGCAATAAACTTATAGACTTTATACAAACTGCTAACCAGGCACTTGGCCCAGACGTTATGGCTAAGTTTTTAAATGTTGAAGAAGCGTTGCGTAGGCTTGCTGCCAGCGGTTCAATTGACACAACAAATTTAGTTAAAACTTCACAGCAGTTACAACAGGAAGCAGCAGCGTTAGCTGATGCTGAAGCGCAAGCACGGCAACAGCAGTTGTTAGAGACAGGAATTAAATCCCCTGCAATGGCGCAAGCCGTTAAAAACTTTCAAGGTGCAGATCCCGATAGGGCTGCCCAGGCACTACAAGCAGTTACAGATCAAACAGGAGGTATAGATGCCAACCAATTCGCAGAAGCAGTCCAACAAATCAACTAAAAAGCGTGACGAGAATGGTCGTTACGTTAAAACAGACGTACCTACCGCGCAAGGTGTAAAAGAAATCGCAGTACAAGGCGCAGATTTTGTAGAAACTGATACACCACAGTTGAAAATTACCCGCAACCCTGATAAAAACGAAATCGTTATTAATTAAAACTATGCCAGAACCTATAACCATCAAAGAAGAACCCACTACAGCCGTAGATCCAAACGCTGCGCAGGAACAACAAATCACTGAAGAGGATAATGTTGAGATACAAGGCGAAGAGAAATTACTTGCTGGTAAATACAGAAGCCAGGATGAACTTGAAAAAGCCTATTTAGAGTTACAAAGAAAACAAGGTCAACAGCCGCAAGAGCAAAAACAAGATACAACAAAAGCAGACAGCGGCGAGCCACAAACAGCAAAAGAAATTTACGGAGATTTTGTTGGCGGAAAATTAGAAGAGGCTGGTGTTGATTACACAAATATGAATGAACGCTGGCAAAAGAACGGCAAGCTAGAGGACTCTGATTATGAATCATTAGAGAAAGCTGGTTTCAATAGAGAAATGGTCGAGCAATATTTAGATGGCGTGCAATATAGAGCTACAAAAGACAATCAATTAAACGCACAGCAAGTTGTAGATTTGCAAAATGAATACGGAGGAGAGCAAAGGTACGTTGAAATGGTGCAATGGGCGGCTGATAATTTTACGCCAGAAGAAGCTGCAGCATACGATAATGCCTTGCAGTCACCTGATATAAATTTTGTAAGACTTGCAGTTGATGGACTCCAGGCTCGTTACATAGCGGCAACAGATCAAGAGCCAAAACTTATTGGTGGTAGGTCAACAAGAGGAGCAACTAACGACAAGTTTGAATCTAATGCTCAGTTAGTAGAAGCTATGAATGACCCTAGATACTCAAAAGATCCAGCATATAGAAAGAAAGTTTCTGATAAATTAAGTCGATCTAACATACTTTAGACGCTATAGTTAGATCAACCTAGACCTTCTAACAGAAGCGAAGCCCTTTGCGAAGGATACCTTATGCAGAAGTAATGGTCTGGATAATCATTAATTCTAGGTAACTAACCAATGGCTAACTTTACGCCTTCACGCCTGGGTCTTGTTAACAATACAGGAACAGGTGTAAAAGATTTATTTCTTAAAACCTTTGCAGGAGAGGTACTTTCTGCCTTCCGTAAAGCAACTATCTTTGAAGATTTGCATACAGTCAGAACTATAAGCTCTGGCAAATCGGCACAATTTCCCATCGTAGGACTCTCTAGTACTAGCTATCACTCGCCAGGTACACAACTGACAGGGAACGCTATCAAGCACGCAGAGGCCGTCATAAATATTGACGACAAACTTGTCAGTAACGTATTCATCGCTGACGTTGACGAGGCTATGAATCATTACGATGTGAGAAGCCAGTACTCAGTTCAAATGGGAAATGCTTTAGCATATACCTTCGATCAGAACGTAGCAGCTATGATTGCACAGGCTGCAAGAACATCGACTAACCCTAATACTGATCTTCCAGGTGGTACAAGAATAAAGATTCTTAAGTCAGGTACAGCCAACACAGCTGCTGCGGTTGCTGCTGTTACAGGTACAGACTTAGCAACTGCTTTATTCTCAGCTGCTGAACAGATGGATATTAATAACCTTCCAGAAGAGGATCGTTATTGCGCTATTGACCCAACTAACTACTACAAGTTAGTACAGAATACAACTGTTATTAACAGAGACTTTGGTGGTCGTGGTGCATACGCAGAAGGAGAAGTCCTTAAGGTAGCAGGAATCCACATTGTTAAATCTAATCACTTACCTAAAACAAATAGGTCAGCTGCAACTGGAGAAAACAATACATACCACGCTAACTATACCGACAATATTGGTCTTGTATTCAACAAGCAAGCTGTTGGAACAGTTAAGCTAATGGATCTTAAGATGGAGCAGACAGGAGCAGACATCCACGCTCTCTATCAAGGTACATTTATGGTTGGTAGCATGATGCACGGAAGCGGAGTCTTACGCCCAGACTGCGCAATCGAACTCTATGCAGCTAACTCATAAGCCGTTAATATAAGGGGGTAACACAACCCCCTTTATTCTTATGCCATACGGAAAAGGAACATACGGCTCTAAGGTAGGCAGACCTCCTAAGAAAAAGAAAAAGAAAAAGTAATGGCTCAAAAGAAAAATGTTCGCCTAAAAATGGGCAAGCATAAGAGCAGATCAGGTGGCTTGACAGCTGCTGGTAGAAAAAAGTACAACAGAGAAACAGGTTCTAATCTCAAAGCACCGCAACCTGGAGGAGGTAAAAGAAAAAAATCTTTTTGCGCCAGGATGAAAGGTATGAAAAAGAAAAGAACATCTAGCAAAACAGCTAGAGATCCTAACAGTAGGATCAACAAAGCCCTTCGCAAATGGAAGTGTTAACTATGGCAAAAAAGAAAGGACTCTACGCAAACATACACGCAAAGCGTAAGAGAATAAAAGCTGGTAGTGGAGAGAAGATGCGTAAGCCTGGAGCTAAAGGCGCACCTACTGATGCTAACTTTAAGCGTGCAGCAAAGACCGCTAAGAAAAGGAAGAAGAAGTAATGGCAGCACGAACTAGCTTTCTTGATGCAGTAAACAGAGTTCTGCAAATGCTTGGAGAAGCACCTGTTAATAGTTTGCAGGGTCAGTTTGGTCTAGCAAAGCAAGCAGAGGTTGCATTGAATGATGTAAGCAGAACAATACAGACAGAAGGTTGGTCGTTCAATACAGACCTGGAGAAAAAATTGGAACGGAACTCGTCTAACGAGATAGAGTTATCGAGTAATGTAAGTCGAGTTGTAGTTGATAATTTGGAATACCCAGACATAGATGTAGTGCAACGAGGAGACAAGTTATACGACAGAAAAAATAATAGATATACATTTGACGAAGATTTAATAGTTGATATGACAACCATTCTTGAGTGGGATTTACTCCCCGAACACGCAAGGCAATATATAACTATTAAAGCAGGAAGGCAATTACAGGAAGCGATTATTGGTTCTGCTGAACTAACTAAGTTAAATCTGACACAGGAAGTAGAGGCTCGTAGTGCTTTCTTAGAAGAAGAAACAACTAAGTCAGAACACAGTATGTTGCGTGGACATCTTAATAGAACTAGCCCTGTAAATACTTACATACCTTCTCGCACACTTGAGCGTTAACTATGCCACTAATCAGTAGCTCTATTCCTAATCTTATTAATGGAGTAAGTCAGCAACCAGCAGCGTTACGCCTGGCATCACAGGCAGAAGAAGTAATTAACTGTATGCCTAGCCCTGTTGAAGGGTTAAAGAAAAGGCCACCTATGCAACACATAAAAAAATTGTTTGCAGGATCAGCTGGAACTGGTAGGCCATTTACACACATTGTTGATAGAGATGGTGTAATAAGATATTTAATTTTTATACAGGATAACGCTATAAAAGTATTTGATTTAGATGGTAATGCACAGACAGTATCTACACCCAACGGCACTAGCTATTTGAATATCACAGGAGAACCTAGCTCTACATTTAGGGTTGCTTCTATTGCTGACTTTACATTCATAGTTAACAGAGAAAAGACAGTTGCTATGGACACTACAAACAAGTCATATAACTGGGGTACAAAGTCAATGGTATTTATAAAATCTGCTGACTTTTCTACTACATACAGAGTTAAATTAAATGGCACAGAAAAGAGCGTGACTACTGGTAACTCTTCTGGCTCTGCTCCCGATACTGTAACGATTGCTAGTGACCTGGCTACACAGCTAAATACTATATCTGGTTTTACTGTAACCAGTACCGACTACATAATTAGGATTACTAAAGATGATGGTGGCGATTACACGCTTGAAAGTAGCGACACAAAAACAGCGGATGCAACATCAGCAATAAAAGGAACAGTAGATAGTATTACTGATCTGCCTACTATTGCAGAGCATAACTTTACAGTAAGAATACAAGGGTCTGCTACTACTGCTTTTGATGATTACTTTGTTAAATTTGAAGCCACAGCTGGTAGTGGTTTTGGTCCAGGTGTATGGAGAGAAACTGTTGCGCCAAACATTGACCACTTGTTAGATAAGTCAACAATGCCACATACCTTAGTAAGAAATGCTAATGGTACTTTTACTTTTGCGCAGTTTAACTATACAGGCCGTGTAGCTGGAGATACTACAACTGCACCTAACCCTACTTTTGTAGGCAGTAAAATAAAAAACATTAACTTGTTTAGAAACAGACTTGTATTTCTAGCAGATGAAAATGTTATCTTATCTGCTGCTGATTCGTTTGAAAGATTTTTCCCAGAAACAGTACAAACCTTATTAGATTCTGACCCTATAGATATTAGCTCTGGCGGTACATCAGTTAACTTTTTAAATAGCAGCCTGGCTTTTGCAAATACATTATTACTGTTCAGTTTGCATGGACAGTTTAGATTAGATACTGGTTCAACATCTGTAGGTACAGCACTTACACCAAAGACGGCAACCATAACTGCTATAACTACATTTGATATTGTCGATGCTATTGACCCTATAGGTGTTGGTCGAACTGTTTACTTTGGCATACCGAAAGGAGATTTTAGTGGCTTGAGAGAATACTTCTTGCCTGACGCTAGTGGACCAATACCTTTATCAGAAGAAGTAACATCTTCAGTACCTAGATTTGTACCAGGCAATTTAATTAGTATGTCTCCTTCTGTATCAGAAGAAGTAATAACAATGATTAGTAAAGACCAGCCACGCAGGGTTTATATCTATAAATTTTTCTTTGATGATGACCAGAAGCTACAGTCATCCTGGTCGTATTGGGAGGTTGCTGCAAACAAAACATTATTAGGTGGCAATGTTTTAGATAGCGACTTATATACTTGTGTCGAATATTCAGATGGAGTGTACTTAGAAAAGACACAGCTAAGACCTGAGACTGTAGATAGCGGTACAGAGTTTGAAATATTGTTAGATAGAAAAACTACAGAAGCTGCTTGCTCTACATCCCTTATAAACTCAGGCGCATTAGGAGTACAGACTGTAATTACATTGCCGTATCCTATGTCGGGTACAGGAACAATGGCAGTAGTAGGTAGGTTTGCTTCTAACAATACTATTGCGCATGGACAAGTTATAAAAGCAACAGCTGAAACTCTTACAGGTGGAGCTAGTGGTAATGGAACTATGACTGTGCCTGGAGATTTAAGTAGTGCAAAGTTTTTTGTAGGGGAAATATATAATATGACCTATGAATTTTCTACACCATATTTAAAAGAAACACCTCCTGGAGGAGGTTTAGCTGTACTGGCTAACCCAAGACTACAGCTACGAACCTGGAGTATTGTGTTTGATGAAACATCTAACTTCTCTATGAAGATTACACCAGGGCAAAGAGATGAATTAACTTATCCATTTAACGGATACAAGATAGGTAGTGGTCAGTTTCCGATAGGTACACCATCACTAGCTACTGGTAGGTTTAGAGTTCCTGTCATGGCACAAAACATAGAAACAAAAATTGTACTCTTTAGTGATTCTCCGTTACCCTGTAGGGTACAGTCAGCAGAATGGGAAGGATGGTATCAAGAACGAGCGAGAAGGCTATAAAATTATTTAGTCGACCAGCGACTATAGATGATGTGGCTTACATTGCTGCACGCATGAGAAAAGAAGATCGAGAGGAGTGTTTTGCTAATGCAGGAAGCAGTCCAATACAATCATTATTTGAAGGGTATTTTACAAGTAAGCCTTGTATGACTACGATTAGTAGGCATGGTTATCCCATAGCAATGTGGGGATTAAGCAAGACATCTGACACTTCTGCTTCTATATGGTTGCTTGGCTGCGAAAATATGCTTGAAGATACTAGAGACAAATACGAGTTTTTAAGGCAATCTAGGATAGAATTAAAAAAATTACAAAAACTTTACCCTGTCTTGTACAACTATATTGATGCACGAAACACAGTTCATCTAAGATGGTTGTTATATATGGGGTTTACTATCATCAAAAAACATGAAGTTTTTGGTTATGAAGGTCTACCATTTTATGAATTTGTGAAGATTTAATTATGTGTAATCCAGTTGCTGTCGGTATTGTTACAGGGATTATGAGCGTAGGTCAGGCTATTGCTGCCAACGCTGCTCAAAATGCAGCGATAGATGCAGCTAACTTAAGTGACCAGTTCCAGTATGAATTTAATATGCTCTCTGCATCTAACCAGAGACAGTATGAAGCAAACCAGGAAACATTAAGAAACGAGCAGATGTTCCAAAATCAAGAGTTAGCATTGATAGCAGAAGCAAATAAGATGAATGACGCAAACCAAAAAATAAGGCAGTTGCAACAAAAATCAGCACAAGAAACAAGAGAAGCGCAGCTAGAAGCTAAGAAACAAAAAGGTTCAATACTGGCGACAGGTAGAGCAGGAGCTAATGTTGCTAATTTACTTGCAGATGTAAACAGAGAGTTAGGTAAATACGATTACTATTCAGATACAAACTTGGCTTTTGCTACAGGTGGAGTACAGTCAGAGAAGAGAGGATTTATTGCAGAGCGTGCAAGCAGAATTGCAAGCATATCTCCATATCTTAAGAAAACTATTCTCGATCCTATGAAACCTGTACCTAGACCTAATGTAAGCCTAAGTCCATTTTCTATAGGTGCTGGCATTATGAGTGGTGTAAATGCTGGTGTTAACTACAACATTATGCAAAATCAGTAATGGCAATTTCTCTAGGCAAATCATCAGGCGATAGCAGCCGTAAAACATCAAGAAGATTACTGAGTCAGTATGGTGTTGACGCAACTATTGCTACTAAGGGTCTTACTCCTCCAGGACTAAAAGTATCTGCTCCTATTGTCGATACCTACCAGCAAGTAGAGAGGATGAACGCACCTCAAGTACAGCTTGGAAAATTTGCTGACATGAGTGTGATGACTGATAACAGCAAAGACCTACAAAACTTAGCTAACTCACTAGGTCAATTCAGTACTCAGCTACAAAACTTTGGTACTTTATACGCTAAGAGGCAAAAGCAAATAGATACAAAAGCGAAGGATTACAGTAAAAGCCTTGCACTGCAAAACTTTGGCAGTAAGAAATCTGCTGTAGAAATATTGCAAGACACTAGGCAAGACTTACAAAAAATAGTAGAAGATACTAATGCAACTATTGATGAAAAGAAAGCAGCAGAAAAAAATCTTAATTACATAGATTCAAGAAATAACATATTAGTACCGCACTTACAGTCGCAAAACAGAATAGTAAATATACAAGCAAACGCTGCAACTTTATCTAGTAAAGCTGGTGGTGCAATGGTAATAAAAAACGGCATCGAAGTACCATTAAGCTCATTAAGACCTGACGACCCTGTTTATCTTGAATGGAGGCAAGATGCGGTGTATGGAGATGGAAGCGGTGGAGTGATACCTCTTACAGATAAAGAAGGCAAAGAAGTATCTGCTACTGTTTTATCTGCATACGCAAATGATACAAACAGGCAGGAAAAAGCGGTTATTCAATACAACAAAGATGTATATGAAAAGGAATCGTTAGTGCAAGTAGATGGCTATGCAGCAATACATCTTGATAAAAATAATATAGATGATGTAGTAAAAGGTCTTAACTCAATACTAGATGATTCTCGATTTATGCAAATATATAGAACAAAAGAAGAAAGAGATAAATTTATAGAAAAATTAATAACACAATGGAAACAAGCATTGTTTGTTAGAGGGCAAGAGACAGGTGTATTCCTGGAGGCAGATGAAGCATTTGAACCTTGGTTAAAACTAATGACAGGTAAGAAAGAAGATAGGCTAATAAAAGATACTGATAAAAATTCTCCTACATTTGAACAAGAAATAATAAACCCAAAATTACTTTGGCATAAAAGTTTTGAACCTGGTTGGGAAGCTAATACTAAATACAAATACAACACAGAACTTGCTAACGCTAGGAATCAGCAGAAAACAACAAAGGTACAGTTAGGCAACAATGCTATAGATAAAATGTTTACAGAAGAAATATTGCCTGAGTTAAAAAAAATAGATGAAATGGCAGGGAAGATAGATGGTGGATTTGCTTCTGACAAAGTACAAACAGAACTAACTAAAATAAAACAAACATTTGAAGAAAAAAAGAACGAAATAATATCTGGCGTACCTATTAGATTTCAAGAAGATGTATTAACCTATGCAAACAAAAAGATAGTTACAAGTGATGGATTACTGTTTGGGCCAGAGAGAAAATTACTATCGACACAATTAGGTAAAGAATATACACAAGTATTTCTTAACCCACAGAAAGCAGTTGCATTTAGAGATAAGGTCAACAAACTTATGGAATCAGGTGCAATAGATGTAAATGTTGGTAT